CATATTATTTAATTGTTATTTCAATGTTAGTCACTCGTCTTGGTGGTTTAGGTGGTGGAGGAGCTTGTCTTCCTTGACCAGTAAATGGTTTACTATTACTCTTTGTTCTTCCTTCTTTGATTGGTTGTGGTCTCATAATTTTAATTTTAATCTTTGTATTTGTAATTGTCAAACTTTTTGTTTTTACTTTTAACTCTCCATCTAATAGTCACCATAGGTATGTTAAGTATTTTAGACGCTTCACCCGCAGACCTATATTCCATATTATCAATTATTATAGGTATATTCTGTTCTCCATTGTAGGTTCCTTTTCTTTTCTCACTTAATCTCTTTTTAGTTTCTTCAGTATGTTGTTTACCAAAAAAAGGATTTTTCTCACCACTCTTATCCCTACAATTTATACAACTATTGTTGGTTGGTGATATTTTTACACCACATTCACAATATTTAAAACTTACACCACCTTTCCAATTTGGATTTTTATCCATCGGTTGGGAATGTTTTTCTTTTCTTTCATCTTCAGACATTAATTCATATCTTTTTCTAACTGATTGAATCATTCTACGAACAATGTCTTCTTTATTTGGGTTCTTTGTTAGATTATCTCCTCCACTTGATTTAATACCTATATTGAACTCAGGGTTTAAATCCAAGTATTTTTGTTCTAACTCAAGTAATATAGTTTCATCACACTCCTCAACTAACTCAAACACAAAATTATTATCACCATACTTATTCCAAGACCTTTGTAAATGGGCATTATGATGTTTTCCGTTTTTTAAGTTGTTTAAATGTGTTCTCCATCTTTTTTCTATATTTTTAGAAGAACCATAATAACACTTTTTGTTTTTCAAATTTTTTATTCTATAAATTCCAATCATAGGACTACCTTTTAATATAAATATCCACAAAAGTTAAAAAGTTAAAGGGTAGTCCTAAAAAATTAGTTAGAAAGTGGCATTTTGATAGTCGGGTGTGATTGGTAGTTTTTAAGTGTGAAATCACCAATAACATAAGATTCTATAGATGGTCTTGACCCTTCATATGTTGGGAATGGGTTAAGAGTCGGTAACTCAAATGGTTCTCTTGTTAATTGTTCTTTTACGCCATCAATCTGATTTAGATAAATGTGACAATCACCCATATTCGTAATCAACTCATCAGGAACCATATTAACCTCCTTTGCTAATATTGTTAGAAGTAATCCATAAGATGCCAAATTAAATGGTGTTCCAAGTGGAACATCTTGGCTTCTAGCATTATACATCAAAGAGATTGCCCTGGTTGGTATTTTGTAAGGTGTGTTATCTACATTAGTTGGGGCCATCGTATCTGCTAATGGACCATATTTTTCTTTCCATATTGGAAGTGCTATTTTATATCTCTCTTCCAAACTCAACTCTCTCGTATAAACTTGAAATCCATAATGACAAGGTGGAAGAACCATTTGGTCTAATTCACCTACATTCCAGGCATTAACCATTAATCGTCTTGAATCGGGATTTGTTTTAAGGTCGTTGATTAGGTTTGTGATTTGGTCTACTTCAGAATGTCTAAAACCATCACCATCAGGGTCTGGGTTATCATAGAAGAAATTTTCCCATCTTCTCCATTGTTTACCATACACAGGACCTAGTTCACCCCACTTTTTAGCAAACTCATCATCTGTTTTGATTTTGTTGATGAATTCTTCTTGGGTGTAAAGAGAGTATTCTTCGTTAGTAAAAAACCCATCAAAATATTCTTCCAATTTTAACCATTTTCTACTAAAAGTACCTTCATCAGCATTTTTACAATAGTTTTTGAACGCATCACCATCCCAAATATGACAACCATTATCAACAAGGAACTTGATGTTTGTATCACCACGAAGGAACCATAACAACTCGGTCACCATAGTTTTCCAAGCCATTTTCTTGGTTGTAAGTAAAGGAAACCCCTCACTCATTTTATGACGGATTTGTCTTCCGAATACTGAAATAGTTCCAGTCCCTGTTCTGTCTTTTTTTTCCACACCATTATCCAAAATGTCTTGGAGTAATGTTTGGTATTGTTTATCTAAGTTGTTCATTATCCATTTGTTTAATCACATCTTTTATACTTTTCATCCAAGAACCTAAAATGTCTCGTCTCCAATTCCATATTGACATATGAGCATCCCATATATCTTTTGGAACTTCTACTTTGATAATTCTTCTGTTTTTTGAATTCATAGTGTGTCTAAATAATCATTGAAATCTTTTTTCGATGGTGGTCGTCCATCTATATTGTAATAACCATTATAGTAATTTCTAATTTTTTGAATGGTTTCTTCTTTATCTAAATTTTCCAAACCATCCATTAAAGTATTGTCCCATAACTTTAATTCTTCTTCATCCATGTCAGCTCTTAAATAAGGTATTCTATCTTCGCTCATATTATTCCTAATTCTATTCTATATTTTTTTATTTTTTCTCTTGTTTTTTGGAACTCGTCTCCGTCGGTTGCTTTATGTCCTTTAGCAATTGCTTCACAAATCATTGCCTCATTTTTCAAAATAAAAGTCATTTTTTCTGAATTTGTCAATTCATAAGGAACAACTTCTGTCCTGATAAACTCACGGATCATTCCTCTGATCTTATCTATTTGATCTGTTGGGTTCTGTTTTGAGTTGTGAGACATCACTGATGTTTGATAAATTGTTCTACTCAATTCTAATATCTTTTTATCGAAACCCATCTTTATTTAATTTTTTTAATTGTATAGTTTCCACAAATAATTGTTGGTGTACCTGGAGTGTTGTCTTCACCAGGTCGGTTGTTAAACATAATACATCCGTCCTCATTTTTATTATAGAAGTTACACTCAAATATCTGTCCTCTATTGTCATAGATTAAATATTTGTAGTTACCACTGCTCTCACCACAAGAAGATACCACAATTGCTGTGGTTAAAATTAAGATTAGTTTTTTCATTTTATAAAGATATAATATTCGCTAAAACACCGTGATGGACATGTTCTCCATCTTCAGTTACATAACAATTTGTAAGTAATTCGTATTCAACTTCTAATTCTGTTTCCTTATCTAAATCATCAATTTTCTTTAAAGAATCTTCTGTTAACCGATAACTTATTGACGAAAACTTTTCTCTTATTGGTAATAAAGACCAACCTTCAACGCTGTTAGGCGTTTCAGGATCTTTCCAATAATGTCTAATTATTCCTTTCATTTTTTTTCTTTTATTTCAACGTTGTTACCTAAATAATATTTTTCAAAAACAGTTATGTTTTCATAACCCACTTCTAAAATTCTATCCAAAATATCATCAATAGTCAAATTCTCAGTCAAATATGAATCAAGTTTTTTTAGGAATTCTTTTGAGAAGTATTCGAGATCGTCAAGTAATTTACTTCCGTGATCATTAGTTTTATATGGGACATCATATTTTTTTAATACCTCTTCAATTTTCTCTTGTAACTTGTCGTCCAAGAAAAATATATCCCAAGATCCCATAGGTGAATCACCAGTGTCGTTAATTCCTTTCATGGTCAATTGGATTGCCCATTTTGTTTCAGTTTCATCCATCTTATCCCAAATTCTTACCGTAAGTTCTTCGGTTGGGAATGGGTATTCAAATTTAATGATTCTGAAGTTTGTTAGATCTTTCATATTTTAAAAATTAGTTTTCCATCATCATATATTTTAACAACCAGTTTATTTACATCTTTGAATTTTCTATTGGGTGAGAACCAATATTCAGGTCCTTTTTCTACGTTGCTAGTTGCTTGATAAATTAAATCTTTGTCGTCATAAAAAATAATATCAATATTTCTTTTTAGATCGACATTAGATGAAATATAGAATTTATTATTATTTAAATCCAATCTGTGATTGAACATATTTTGTTGTAAATTATAAATCTCATTTGACAATTCTCCTTTTGCACCATGAAAAAACAATTTATGTTTTCTTTCATTTTTACTTGGTACCCTTACATAAGATGTTATTTCTTTTTCATTATTATAATTTGATTCGTAATACTCTTTCACATTACCTATATCATCAATATTCATTTGAAGGAATGGTAATCTTTTATTGTATTTGTATTTCCACAATAAAACATTCATGGTTGTCTCATCACTGAAGGGGTAGAAAAACTTGATGTCTTCAAGATCCATTTCTAAAGCCCTTTCATTCAACCAATCATATTCTTTAAAAAATTGTCTACAATTTTTATTATAAATCATTACAGAGGTTACAGAATAGTGAGTTCTATTTTTAACCGGCACATGGTGTTTATTCATTAAAGGATATTCAAGTATGTTTGTTTCATCAAATCCTCCTTTATGAAATGGATTACCTCTTCCATAATTTATTTGGTATTCAAATAAACTTTGTTGTATTAATGGGTAATGTTCCACTTTTTTTATAAACCCAAATAACTCGCTGATTTCACCTGTTGGTAAAATATCTGAATCAATGTAAATCGCAAAATCTAATTTCAAATTATCTATTGTATCTAATACTACCTTACTTTTGAAGAATACCGATTTGAACATGTTTTTATTATTGACATCATTTTTGTTTCCAACAAAACTCATGTTATTTTTTATATTCTCATCGGTAATAGGGATTGTGTTTAAATTTGATATATCACTTTTGTATTCGAAATTAAGTGTATATAAATAAAAATCTAAATTGTCGTGATAAAGATTCAAGGATTTAATTAAATTCAAAGAATTCTGTAAATAATTTTCGGTACAATGTAATATGATTGGTATTCTAATCATGTTATTATTTTTTAATAAACCACCAAGTTGCCAAAAACTCGTCTGTTTTATTTATGGTATAACCGTTTTTTTTACAAAACTCATCTACCGCAGGATTAACTCCAAACATACCTGTGTATTGTGCCTTTTCAGGTTGTCCATCAGGAAATGTGTATAATGCCTGATCTTTCTCTTCTTTACCCTCATAAAAATAATCAGGTAGATAGTCGTGACCCATTACAATACCACCAGATTTAACTTTTGTATACCATAGATTGATATCTTCTTTCACACATTTGTATGTATGATTTGCATCAATATAAACAAAATCTAATGATTGGTCTGAAATAAAATCACAAGCATGTTCACCATTCATTCTTAACATATAAGCTCTATCCTCATAACCTTTTATGTTATCCATAGCTTGGGAATAAGCATCAATATGTTCTCTATGGTTTGATGCGTCATCATATTCTTCATGGGGTAGTTCTCTCCACACATCAACCATTACTAATTTTCCACTCCAATTGTTAAGTATTGTTTTTGCAAATTGTCCTTTGAATGATCCTAACTCAACTCCAATATTTTTTAAGTTATGGTAATTCAAAAATTGTCCAATTTGTTCTCTATTTGTAAAATTCATATTTTGTTTAATATGGTTTATATGATTTTTCTTCTATAAATTCAGAAGAATATTTTTTATTTATTTTTCTTTTTATCTCGGCTCTTTGATCATTTGTAATATAAACAGATCTGGCCATTTCAATAAAGTTTTGATCAAATTCTTTTATACTTTCTTTATGTCTAATACTGTCTTCAACATTCCATAATATCTCATTGACCATAATCATTTCATAAAAATCAGATGTGTCAATCTTTAACTCTTGAAATACTTTATGGTATAAATAATCGTATTCTTTATTAATGTTAACTAATTTGTTCTTGTCAGTTATATTATTTTTTTTAATTCTAAGGATTGATAGTTTATCCACTATTTCCCCAACTGATACTTCAATTTCCATTGTTCATCAATAATTCAAGTAATGCATTAAATGCGGCATTTGGTGATGGTTGACATTCATATGTTGGTTTGTTTTCATAACATCCAGGTTGTAAATACGCATTCCATGCTGTTAATTTTTCATTAACTAATACATTATGTTTCATATCTGATTGACAGAATAACTTACAGGATCCACCAACAAACTTATGTTTATAATCTTGACTACCATTTCTATATGGTGATCTATAATATGGATTGATAGCACTACCCAATTCAATTATATTTGTATCGGTTGTTCCGGCCAAATGAAGTAACCCACTATCCATAGTTACGATAGCAAAACTGTTATTTATCATATGCCAAATCTGAGAGAGATTTAATTTGTTACCGGTGTTTATAACATTTGGGTTATTAATATTGAAAAAACTTTTTTTATCATCCTCCCCATATGTTACATCTTTACCATCAACAACAACTTTTAATCCAAGATTAAGTACCATTTCTATTAGTACCTCCCATTTATCTTGACTCCAAGTTCTAGATTCCCAAGTTATTGAAGGGTTTAAAACAACGTACTTACCTTCAGGTAGTTCAAAATCTAATGGATCAGGATAAAACTCTAAAGTTCTTTCTTCAGGAGTTAAGATACACCCAAGTTGTGTTGACCAATAATCGGTTAGATGCATCTTTCTAATTTGTTTTTGACTTTCACCAAAGTTGTGCCCATTACAATCGTAGAATGGAATGTTGTGTGGCATTATTACTCCTACCTCAGGATTGTATACTTTATCAACATAGGGATTGTTTTTGAATACCTCAGGTCGATTTGTCTCGATACTTAACTTACGATTATGAGCCAAACTAAAATACTTCAACAAAGGAGTTGAGTTCAGTACGTCACCAAAACATCCTGATATTTTAAAACCTAACTCACCCATAAAACTACAAACTTTCGTGTTCTATTCGTTTTATTTTTGCAAAGTAATTTTTAATCATCTCTTCTTTTGTTTCACAATACTCACCTCTGATTATAAAATCAAAAACAACTTCAATATCTTCTTTTAAAAAATTTTTAATCTCAGGTTTTTGTGACCATTTTTGAGTTTCAGAACATAATGGATACATTTTAATCATACCATTATCATCATACTTTACTAACCACTCTCCATTTTGTTTTACTAAATGACCTAACATGATTTAAGTTTTTTATCAAAGATTTCATCGCTTTTATTTTGAAGGTAATACTCAAGTGGTTGTATTAACTCGTAATAGTATGTATGCCAATAAGCATCGATATGTTTATTTTGTATTTGTTTATCAAAGTTTCTAATTAATTTTCTTGTCGTCCTAACTTGATCTGTTGTGTTACAAGAATCAATTACTTTTTCGATCCATTTTGATACATCTCCGTAATGTCTACTTCTATCTTCCATATTGTTTTTCTAAATAATCGTAAAGATTTTTAAATTCTATATTTTCTTCTTTGTTTTTATAAAACCACATCATTTTTTTTGAATCTAGTCCGTATTTTCTGTCATGACCTAATCTATCTTCAACGTGATTTATTTCTACTTCTTTATTCAAGATTGATGCAATTTTATTAATGATCTCCAAATTTGTAACTCGAAAACCAGTCCCAATATTCATTATTTGATTAATTACTGTATCATCAAACATAAAGTCACATATAACTTTCACGTTGTCATACACATACATCCACTCCCTTACTTGTTTTCCATCACCATAAACAGGTATTGGTTTTCCTTCTTGGATCGATCTTGCAATTGTTGGTAAAAACTTTTCTTCAAATTGGTGTTCACCAAAATTATTACAAGTTCTTGTGATCAAATAAGGTAATCCGTAAGTTCTGTTAGCGGATAAAACCAACATATCTGAAGCCGCCTTTGTTGATGAATAATACGAACTTGGTAACAAGTTATCACCTTCTTGTGCAATGTGGTTTGGTGACCAATCAAAATCATCCATATCACCATAAACCTCATCTGTTGAGATGTGGATAAACTTTTTTAGGTTTTTGTTTGTCCTTGAGATTTCTAGTAAATTGAAGGTGCCTTCTACATTCGTCCTTACGAATGGTAGTCCATTACTTATTGAATTATCAACATGGGACTCTGCGGCAAAGTGTACAATATAATCAAACTTACCTAGATCATCAGAAGTAACATCACATATATCTTTTTGTAAAAATGAAACTTTATGTCTAATGTTCTCTTTACGACCGGCGTATGTGAGTTTATCTACACAAAGAACATCACATTGGAAATTATCTAACAAATGATTTATAAATGTTGAACCAATAAATCCGGCTCCTCCTGTAACAACTACTCTCATATTATTTATAAAGATTGTAGAGTTTTTCTGCAATAATTTTTACTTTGCGTTCCAATTGTGCAATTTCATTTTTATCTTTTTCACTTAACTCAAAAGAAGCTGCTTTAATATCAGAGATTTGATTTATCAACTTTCTGTGTTCGTTCATCAGTTGACCATGTATAATTTTTTTATCCATTTTTTTTTAATTTTTATGAATAAATTATAAGAAAAAAAAGAACATTATAAATAAATTTAAACCAAGAAGACATTAATTTTTCCTTTATTTTTTAAGTCCTCTTCGTAATCAAAATTATATTCAATTAGAACTTTTTTTACTAAGTTTTTCATTTGATCACTCAATCCAGTTATAATCTCAACTTTTTTTGTGTGGTTTGTCATGTTTTCAAAAAGAAAGTTATCCAAAGTTTTTTGAACCTCGCTGTGTTTAACCCCATGTAGATCTAAAATGTTCATTATATTACTTTTTTATTTTTATTTTTTTTTAAATCTTCTATAAATTGTATTGCAACATTCAATTCCAAAGTTTTAATCTTTGCAAAAAATAACTGTATAAATAAAAAAAAGATTATCCCAATGAAGGCATAATCTAATTTGATAATATTCAAAAATAAAAATAGAAATTCAAAAAAAAATAAAATAAAACATATGTAAATTGTTAAAAGAACTTTTTTTTTCTCAGATCTAATATTGGAAATCATTTTGTCAAAATCTTCTGAAGAAAAATTTTCCATTTATTTATTTTTTGTACTTTATTATAAAATGAATCAATAGTAAAAATATAAAACTCAACAATCCAATTATTTGAACATATTTTTCTATCAAAAACATCATATACTGTATCTGTATTTAACGCCATCAAATTCTACATTAACCAACCCATCATTTTCCAAAATTTTCTCTATTTGATCTTTCTGAAAATTAATGTAATCAGGTTCGGCAAAAATTTTGAAAGCGCTTGTTAAACTAAGTTTAGAATCCGTTATTAATTTCAAAACCATTTCATTCTGACATTCAACTATTGAAGGGAATTGTCCTCCAACAGTTACTATCGCCTTGTCTCCAATTTGAATTTTTTCTCCACTAACTAAATATGGTTTTTCTTCAACCATTATTAATTTAACTTTTAATTTTGCATTTTCACTCATAACATAAAACCGTACATTTGTGCGACGGCTCCCATATACTTTTTTAGATTTATTACAGCCTGCTTGAAATCCACTCTTGGGGTTTCCTTGAACCTTTCTGACAGCTGATCATCAGTTAAAGTTTTATCACAACTATCATAGATGTCCTTGAGAATCTGAAGATAAATCTCTTCTTTACTATAAGTATCATCTATTTTCTTTTCAACTACTTGACCCTCCAACTCCATACAATAATCAATCAATTCCTGAACTTCAGGATGATCCATAAGTGTTCTATTATTTTTGAATATTTGTCTTATGTTCTTCATAGTGCTTATTACATAATGTTGTATGCCAACCAATATTTGTTCTTAATTCTCCTTTTTCACCGCAAGTTTCACAAGTTTCATAACTTAGATTTTCAGA